GCCTGGTCTCTCTCGTTGACTTGTTGCACTTGCGTTTCCGCAACCGAAACTTGTCCGCGAGCTTTCGCAAGCTCTGCCGCTCTTTCAGCACTTATCGTTCCATCATCGACCTCTTTTTGGAGATCGGCGGGGAGGATATAGCCGAGATGACTGCCCCATTCGTCTGTCAAAGCCTTGAGCTCTTTATAAAAAGCCTGGGGGTCTTTAACGGCAAGGGCCGTCAATTTTAGAGCCTTCGCCGCTTCGGCCTGCGGTACTTGGTTGGTACTCAAAAAAGTCTGCAAGGTCTGATACTTGCTCGCGTCGCCTTTGAAGGTCTCGACTTGTGCGAGAGCCTGCTTCAGTTCGGCGCGGGCTTGTTTCCGCTCTTGTTGAACCTTTTTGAACGCCGGATGGTTGTTGATCTCAGGAGGAGCTTTTTTCTCCTCGTCCGACATCTCGTCCCCTTCGGCGCCTTCCGTTTTCTTGGCCGTAGCGTCCTGTTTGGCGGGATCTTGTTCACCTTCGGCCGGCGTTGCCTTGGCTGAGTCTTTACCTACCAGCTTCTTGAGACCATCCGAGATGGCATCTTTGAGGCTTCTAGACTCTTCTTTTTTTACGCCTGTGTCGGATGACGTGGCCGACTGGTTATTTACGTCAGGAGATGCGGACTGTGACGGAGCCTGCGTTGTCGAATTTACGTCACTTGTTGCAGCGCTGGACGAAGATGCTGCCGTATTTACGTCCTGCTGCCCTTGGAGGGCGTCGTCAGACATTGGTTTTCCTTTATGTGAAGAACGCCCCGAATTGGGGCAGCGTACTCAACGTATAATATCACAATCGAATCGTTAGGCCCAAACAGATTTTATTCGTTAAATATTCCCTTTGGCCGCGTGTATTGTTTTTCTTGGTCTAAATGCAACTGGCGGGCGTAAGCGGTTGCTTGTTCGGGTGTATCAAATTTACCTAAATGTTTGCCCGTTCTTTTATATTGCTGCACCGCCCTATCGGTACTTAAAAGACTTCCTACATCACTTACGGTTGGTATCAGGACTTCTCTTCCGTCCATATTGACTGATTCAGACCGTACAGTGCTGATCGATCCATCGGGATTGCGTACCGTCGGCCTGTTATTGAGGTCTATGTTACCCAAACCCATTGTAGCCATTCGTGGTGGAGAGCACATATTTTCCTACGCTAAAATAGAATTTTCGCCTTGCGGAATTCCTGGGACGTCGTTCAAACCGGGGTTGATACCCATGCTTTGGTCTTGGCCTGGTATGCGCGGCGTTTTGTTCGCACCTTCCGCGCCTTGTGCCGCAGGGTCGGTTGCGGGATCGCCCGTACCGGATTGTGGGGACGCCGCTTTCGCGAGCATCTGGTTCATCGCCTGAATAGACGGCAGACCTTCCAGATACGCTTCGGTAAGATCGATATGTGCGTCCGCCATCTTGATGCTGAGTTTCGCCAGCCATTCGGGTTTGAGGCCCGGCACTTGAACCAGAAGCGGGAAGAGACGTTGCAACGTCGCAACCTCCATCGCCTGGTTTGGTCTGCCGCTTGATCCTGCTTCGACATCCAGATAGAGGTCTTGCAACAGTTCCGCCGGGTTGCCTTCGGGCCATGTCGCGCCGGGACCGACAAGTTTTTGCACTTGTTGTTTAGACATATTCATCATCAGAACATTCCCTGCATCGCGCGCGAAAGCGGTCAAAAGATCATCGACATCATCGCCTTTCGACTTGTCTTCACCAACGCGGCTGTCTTGTGCGATCGAATCGGCTGTCGCCGAAGCTTTCGACACACCGCCAAGCGAGGCATCGGATCTGCGCGTAATGCGGCGGATATCTTCGAATATCTGGTTCGCATCGTACATATTCGGGTCGATATTGTGTTTCTTGATCTGCTGCAGAAGTTGCTCGACGCTTTGCCCCGGCTCCAACGCATCAAGCTCGATAACCGCGAAAGCGGGCGCTTCTTCCATGTTCTTGCGATCGTCTTCCGTCATCGCACCCTTCACCACCGCATATTGCGGTTTGGAATTGATACGGTGTTGACGAAGGGCTTCGCGGATACGGTTGATTTCCTGCGCTTGGTGACGGATCAAACGCACTGTGGATACGGGGAAGATACAGCTCGTATCTTCGATATCGTTGAAAGAAACAGGGTAATACGGGAAGAACTGCTCGACCAGAACGTCAGGCGCGGCGGGTTCGCGCAGATATTCGTCAAACCCTTCGCAAATCGCCATAACGGAGCCCGTATCGATGTTATACAGTTCCCAAACGCGATATGTGTCGTCCCAATCGGGTTTCTCTTCCTTATTGCGGGCTCTGTTCGGTGCCCACTGGTCGGAGCCCTCGATACGGTTCTTGAGGTACGGGGTTGCCTTGGAACCCACGTCTTTCTTGTAAATCGCCTTGATCTGGCAGGCGGTCAGGTCAAACTCTTCCGCCATCCAGCGCGCATTCAAGAAACCACTGAGTTGCGTGCATGCGGGGTCGATGATGAGAGCCGTCGTGCGCGGGAAGCCGATCGTTAAGCCTTCTTTGGTGATCACGGCCGATGTTTCTTGTAGCGTTTTAACGCTGATACGAAGAGCCTCGACGTCCTTATCATAATCGCCCTGCGCGCCTTCGGCGATCTTATCGGACAAAGCCTCCATCGTCGCCAAGCGCGAGGTCAGATCGTTCAAGCGCAACGCGCTCTCGGGAGCGATATCTTGCAGGCGTTGGAAGCCTAGTTTCACATAGGCCGCGCCGTGCGTCTCGATACGGCGGATAAGTTGCTTCATCTCGCGTTTAAACGAGGGTTGTTGCTGTGTCAGTTGTTGATCGAACAAAAGCTCCAACGTGCGGGCCGTGCGCTCGATAATCTGGCGGCGCAGTTTGCCTTGGTTGACATCATCTATCAACGCCGCGGCATCGGGTGGAATTTGCGGCGCGGCTTGAACAGGAAGCCCATCCGGTCCCGGTATCGGCGGCATGGCAGCGGCTTTTTGCATCGCCTGCGCGGCCATGGCTTGCGCTTCTTCTAATGTTTGTGGGTTCTCGTCCCATATCGCAAAATCCATACGGGGTTTGCGTTTAACCGCGAAAGTCGGGTTCTTCGCGTAGAGCGCGGCGACAGACGCCGCGACTTCGCTTTGTGTGACGTTCACGACATAACGCTTATCTTCTTCGATTTTCTGCCCGTCATACTGGATGCCGCGCACGAAAAGACTGTCTTCAGACATGCGTTTAAAAGCAGGGGAGTGGAACTTACGCGCAGACAGAATGCGGTCGGTCCACCATTTGATGTAATTGGAGGCGTCGTTCGAATTAGGCGGAGCTTCACGGTTTATCTGATCCGGTGCATTATCGCCTTCACCTGCTACTGCCATCTTTCCCTCGACCTTTCAATCGCGCTTTGCGCTTTCTTCTGTGCATCCGTCGCTTGTACCCATGCGAGCGTCTGAAATTTCGGCTTCGTATCATTGGCTTCCTTGGGGATGCCTTGACCTCGGCCCATTCTATGCAGACCGCGCCCTAGATGTCCGAGAGCATCGACCTGATCGTCTTGTGCATCGCCTTCGCCGCGGAACCGCAGCAACTCTGCAACAAGATCCGCATACCAAGGTTGTTTAACAGGGAACCTTACCATGTGGAGCGCCATCATACCACGAATGGCCTGCGCTTTTTGCATCTTATTACCGACCTCGGGGCTGTCCTCGATATGTGTCGCGTAGACGCCCTCCGCGCGCATGCGGTTGCGAATAAGTGGACCCAATGATCCCGATATCTGGTCGCGCGCTGCGAACCATGTGATAGGACGATATTCCTTCATCACCCGTATCCACTCGTCCATAAGTTCTTTCGGGCCATACTTGCCGCGCGATAGATGGAGGAGCCACACCTGACCCGATGAATCCACACCCGCCACGATCATGACGGTGTAGTTGGCGTGTGTCTTGGTCGATACCGCGTGATCGCTTGCCGCGTAAACGCGCAAATTCTTTATGTTCGGCAACTCGCCGGGCTGGTAATTCTGTATGAATTCCTTCTTGAAGAACCCGCCCTCTTCCGGCACAGGACGGCCCATATACAAAGCCGAGAACGCTTCCTCGCCCATGATGCCGCGGATCTGTGCCAGAAGCTCGGGGCTGAATTTCTCGGGCCAGATGTAATCCTTGGGCTCGATGCCCATGATCTCGGCCACGTGCGCGTCGTTGTTGTAAGCCTTGACGTTGAGCCACGTCCAGTATTTCGCGCGCTCGTAGTCATACGCGGGGTGCTCGGGGTCGCAAATGCGCCCGATCAGGTCGTTGTCGGCCCATCTCGTGTGAATGATCGCGTAGCGGGTCAAGTTGTGCGCACGTTGTTGCGCCGTAACCGAGAACCATTCCCACGCCTCTTCGAGCGCGTTCGTGGATGTCGCTTCTTGTTGGTCCTTCACCGGATCGTCGATCACGAAGATATCGCAAGGCTGACCCGTAACGCCCGTCCCGCGTCCCGCCATGAAGATATATCCGCCGACGTTGGTCGTGAGCAACGACTTCGACTTGCCGCCCTTCTCCAACTCAACTTCCGGGAACACTTCCTTATACCTTGGGGAAGATATAACGCGGCGGATGTTCACGCCGTTCATCTTGGCTTTGTTCTCGTTATAGGTGCCGACCATGATCTTGATGTCGGGGTGACGGCCCAAAGTCCATGCCGAGCCCATGATCGTTGTGTGCGTGGTTTTCCCTGTCTGCGGCGGCACCGAGAGAGCCGAGCGCATCGAGATGCCTTTATCAATCTCTTCCCAAAAGCGGATCATAAGCTTGTGGACCGGCTTCGATATGTACGATGTCTTCGTCACATCGTCATAGTGAAGTGGGTCGGGCATCATATACTCGATAAAATGCTGTAAAGACTCCCGCGCCATGAGCCGTTTCTCTTCGCGAAGCACGAAGGTCAGCATGCGCACGTCTTCGGCGGTAAGGGCTCTTGCTTTAGGCTGGTCCACCTGTGGCAAGGGCCGATCGCCTATAAAATCCTCGATTGTCATGTCTTAGGTGTAGCTCTCGACGATCACGATACCAGCCGCTCCCGCGCCGCCCGCAGGCGAGCCTGCACCGGCCGAACCGGCCGCGCCTACTGTCACGGTCTCGCTCGAACCAAGGCCGGATGTTATGTACTCAATAGCGTAGCCACCGCCGCCACCGCCGCCGCCGCCGATAGTCCCGGCTGTCGCGCCACCGCCACCGCCACCGCCATATCTGTTACCTGCAAGACCTGCCGCCGTAGCGCCACCCGATGTCGAAGACGCTACCGACGCACCGCGCCCGCCGCCGCCTCTGATCGAAGAACCGCCCGTACCGCCGATGGCCAGAAAGTCGTTGGTGCCGTCGTTGCACCCGCCGCCGCTCGCCCCGTCTTGTCCTTCGCCGATCTCGTCGCCGCCCGAGCCAACACCGCCGGCGCCGCCTAGACCTGCGAAAATTATGTTACCCGCCGTGCCCGTAGCCGACCCGCCCGCGCCGCCTGTTGCCGAGCAAAACGCACCAAAAGACGACGTGCCGCCCGTACCGCCCGTGCTCGGGTTGACCCCTGCCGCGCCACCGCCGCCACCTCCGACAACCGTAACTCTAACCTTGGTCGTCAGGGCCGGTTTGGTCCATGTGCCGCTTGCCGTGAACGTCTGCACGTCGATCAAACGACCGCCCGAAGAGCCAAGTAGGTTGTCGGGTTTTACCTTCTTCACCGTCCCAGCGGACGTGTCATAGGAGAGGATAAAGTCAGCTGCGGTATCGGGGCTCGTATCTTCGGTGAGCGTGTTGATCCCTTTAAGAATATTGACCGGCTTCGTCTTGCGCGGCACGCTTCCCACCACCTTGTAGTAAGGGATGAAGTCGAAATTCATGTCGGGATCTGTGTCTTCCGTCAGGTCGTTGACCGTTTTATAAACATCGTTGATCAAAACCTTCTTCGGCAAGCTCGCGCTCGCATCGTAGGTGAGCAGATAATCCGCCGTCCCGACAGGTGTCGCATCGGCGGTCAACCCCGTCACGCTGGACAATATGCTGTGCGGCTTCACCTTCTTCATCGTCGTCGCCGACGTATCGTAGGTAGGAATAAAATCCGCTGTGCCGTCCGGTGTCGTATCCTCGGTCAACGGCGTCGTAACGCCCGACATGAACGCGATCGGCGTAATCTTGTTGTTGGTCCCGCCGCCCTCGGAAGCGTCGAAGATAACCAACTGGTCGTTGGAAGGGTCCACCACAGTCTCGGAAGACAGAGCCGCAAAATCCAGCGTCCCGCCCGCGCCCGTCGCACCGCGCGGACCCGATACCCGTATCGTCCAGTCCGCATACGTACCAGATCCCACCACGAGGAAGACGGACGTTGTGAGGGTCGTCGTTGTGTAAGACGTCACGGTCGCGAACATCACGTTACCCGTCGGGTTCGCGTCCGATTGTATCGCTATGTAATCGCCGGCGCGGAAATACTTATCGGCCTGTGTCGTAAACACTTTCGCGCCTGTCGCCATCAAGGTAGAGGTCGTCGAAGTCGCCGAGAGCACGGCCGAGGAGAAATCCAGCAAGACCGTCCATTTCGCGGCCGCCAGATCGGTTAAAAACGTGCCCGACGTGTGCGCGGTCGCACAGCGGTAAATCCCGTTACCATAGAAAACATCATCGCCCACCTCATATTCCGTCGCTGTTACCCAAACCTCGGAAGCACCGAGTTGCGCAGCCAAAAGCGGGTCGAGTGAGTCCGTCGTAACCACGCCGTTCGCCAGATTACCGTCATCGCGTTGGATAATCGCGAGATTTGTCAGCGTTTGGTCGAGTGTGGTCTTGATGGCCTGAAACTCGGCATCCATGTCCGTCCCATCTTGGGGGATATCGGGGAGGTTGGCAGTGTGATCACTGAAACTCGTCGCCGGTACGTAAGGTGTGGGTTGGGACATGGATGCCTTTGTTCGAAGGAGGTTCCTTATGGACCTCCATCTTACCACAAGCGCGGAGCGCGGTGAAAGCGATTAAATGAAATCGCCGCTAGGGGGTGACGCCGCCTTTTTCAGCGCGATCGAGATGTCCTTGCGGTTGCGAGAGAGGTTCGGATTACCACGACCGGCGCGACCGAGCTCATGCACCAACGGTTTCACCACACGTTGCACGGCGAGGAAGTGCGTTTTCGTCTTCTTCGCGATATCACGGATAGAATTGTTGTAGTCCTTCGCCAATTCCAATATCTCGGCGCGCTTCTTCTCGTCCATCGGCGGTCTACCTGCGCGTTTGCCGCGCGCTTTGGCCGCTTTCATGCCTTCTTTCGTGCGCTCGGAGATCACTTCGCGCTCCATCTGCGCAAAGGCTCCGATAATGTGGAACATAAGCTTTCCGGAAGGCGTGGTCGTGTCAATATTCTCGGTTAAGGACACGAAGCTGACCTTTTGCTTGTTGAATTCGTCCACCAGGAAGATCAGGTGCGAGAGGGATCTTCCAAGCCTGTCGAGTTTCCACACGACGAAGACGTCGCCTTCGACCAGGAGGTTCAAAAGTTTGGAAAGCCCAGGGCGCGCGGTGACTTTGCTCGAAATCGTGTCCGTGAAAATGTTTTCGGGAGCGATGCCACGTGCAATCAGCGCGTTCTTTTGCAGATCGGTCGTCTGGTCGTCGGTGGAAACCCTCATATAGCCGTAAATCGTCATTATCTTTCTGACCTTCTCAAAATAAAACTGTTGTTGATATCGACCAACTCGCCATTTCTCACCATCGCCACGATCTTATTGTTGGCTTTAAACATGATCGCGTCGTCCGGGATGTCGGCGCTTTGGGTGATGTTGTAGGTGTCGTCTTTGTGTTGGCTAAAATACCGTAATTCGACAAAATCTTTCGCCGGGGATGCGTATTGAAACCGGGCTGCTGCATCTATGTCAGCGCAAATACTATCGTGCATGCCATAACCACATACGATCGTATCGGCACTGTTCGCCAATTCGTTTTTGCGCATTAGGGCGCAGGCTGCTTCCAGGGTCGCTATGGTCATTCGGTTTTTCCTTCTAGGTATTTAATCATCGCTTCGGCGTAGAAAGCTACCTGCCAGTTCCTCGCATCCGGGCAGATCATCCTTACAAAGTCGCAGGGCGAGTTTTTTAGTGTGTTTAATTTATCCGCTGAAAGCGGATCAGTAACCGTTGGTGTTTGCAATCTGCGTTCCTCGGATTGGGTTAGAGTGTTTCTAAGATATAACATACCTTTTAGAAACAGTCAATCTAAAACGGAAAAAATTTGTGAATTGAGGTCACAGTCATTCTCGGACGAGGCCGGCGTGGTGGGGCGGGGGGTCAGGCCCAGGTTATGACAAGCCTCCCCTATTCATAATACCTGGGCCCTGCGATATCAACGGGTTAGTTGATAGTGTTTCGTTATGGACCCTTATCAATACATTATATGAATTCAGACATAGAGTCAAGCGCCGGCGCTTGATCGATAACGTTGGATTCGTCTATTGCTTCGATAGTGCCCGCCAGGATCATACGTTTCATTTTTGCGAGCTCATCAAGAGTCGCTATTTGCTTATGTTTCAGCTCATTTTCGGCTGGATCAATGGCCTTGCGTTTTGCGTCTACATATTCGCCAAGATATCGCCAATTCGTGGAAGCGGTCCCCAAATCCCCGTTTTTTTCCGCTTTAATTGCGAGGCGTGCGAGCTCTTTAAATGGGTTTAAACCCATCTCTTCCATAGTCTGCAATGCCGTGCGCACGCGTGAAACTAGAGGCTTTCGGCCTGTGTTGATATGGTATCGGTCCCTTGTCAATTCTTTAGTCATATTTTCATGTTACCAAATATTTACATTAAAAAACAATGGTTAAGAATGTTTATCAAAAGTTAAAGGATTATTTTCCTAGGAATATTGACCTAGTATTATTTTTAAAGTTTCTATTTACAAGCTCATACCTTTTCGGTACAGTACTAAATAGAAGATAACAAACTAAAGGAAACGAAACGAACATGACGAAACAGACCCCGCAAATAGGCGACAAAGTAAAATTACTCGCTGGGAACATAGATAAAAAAATCGGACAAGGTGAAGTCGGCTATGTGCGCGGATATGCGCGTTTGAGCGAACACCATGGGCGCGAAGTGATGGTTTCCGACAAGCCCGAAGGATGGTCAACCGCGCCTTGGGCTGGATGGTTCTGGGCTTCGCAAGTCGAAGTCATCGAAACGGCACAGGCATAGGGGGCGACCATGCAAAACCAAGTCTCAGACACATACATTCTAGGCATAAAAGAGGGGCGTTCCTTGTTAGCGCATAACCCTGATTTTACCCTTCAGGATATGCAGGCATGCGCCGAAAACTGCAAGCGCCTTGCCCGTGATTTTTCGCAACCTATGAAAGACGTTTTCAAAGGTGAGCGGGACTTTTGGCTCAATCAAATCAAAGTGAAAGGATAAACGTCATGCAATTAGAAACAATCACCCCATTCTGGGACAAAATAACCCCTACAGAACGCGAGGACATATTACGCCAAGCGCTCGGGCAGGTGCGCCCATGTTAACCCCACAAGAAAAGAAACAAGCGCGCGAAACAGGCTGGTTTATTGTCGCCGTTATCGTCGCAGGCGTCGCCTGCTACATAATTATTAAATTAACCCTCGGAATATAAGGAATAACTAACATGACATACAGAGTTGTAAAATACGTCAAAACAGGAAACGGCCTTAAAGAGCGTTTACACGTCAAAGCCTTCAAACATGGGCAGGATGTAGGGGAATTCCTGTCAAAACAGTCCGACAATTCATGGCGTGAAATTGCGCCACAATCTCAGACATATCTGGGCACGCCGTACCCTACAAAATCAGGTATTTACGCATGCGCCGGCGGTCAATGGCATAACGTGAAAAAACTAGACGCTAGCATTCTAGCGCATATTTAAGAAAGAGGCAAAACTATGGAATTGAGCGAATACAAGAAACAAGTGAAGGCGATAGGATACAGCCCGCGCGTTAAATCATACAGCGATTTTAAGGCGGTTGAATATATGCGCGACGGCGTAAAAATTTCAACTGGAGTCATGACGCGCGCCGATATGGAAGAAAACAAGGCTTTGCACGAATTGCGCGCCGTTGTTAAAGGCAATGTTTTTGACGGCTATTTTAGAGTCGTTGTGTAAAATTTAACCCGCCGCAAGGCAATGAAAGGAAACTAACATGCAAAAAATATACGAACAACATTCCGCAGCGTTTAAAAACGTATCCGCTTACGTGATCCTGAAAGACGGCGAACGCGTGGCCACAATTGCCTTTAAATTCCCCAAAGACGGGGCAGGGCGTTTATATACCTATGTCCATTGGCTAGGGATTGAGATGGTCCGGGGCTATGCGAATGGCTACGGATACGACAAGCGAAGCGCGGCAATTGAGAATGCAATGCAAAACAAAGGGTTTTCAACCTATGACAAGCACGAAATAGGGGAAAATTCATCATTGCGTTACAGGTTTTATGCCGCGCTTGTTACTATCGGCGGCAATAATTGGGACCGCGCTTTGCATGATTCCGGCTTTACCGTTTTGCAGGCGGTATAGTATGGATCTAACCAGAATCGCCCTCTTACTCTTAATTGACCTTTGCGCCGCCCGTGGAATGGATACGCGCGAAGCCCTAGCAATCTTAAACAAAGGAGACCCGCAAACATGAAAACCTATGAAGTCATAACAGCAACCTATCCGGAATACGCCAAAGGCGCCTGCGTCTACGCCCGTTTATGTTATCGGGACAAAACGGAATGGAAGACCAAACGCACGGCAGAAAAACATGCGCGGGAATACAAAGCCCGCCATATGCGGGACGCCTGGGTTCAAGAGGCATAAACCACAATCAAAACAGGAGACTAAAACAATGCAATACGAAGACTTAGGACTATTCACGCGCGGTTATGTCGAGGCCCTGCTCTGGACCGAATGCGAAGTCGGGCCCGACTTCGACCCCAAAAACGGCTCCCCACTGCCCCAGGGTGCAACCTTCGAAGACTTTGCACCTGAGACCGTAACGCAAATCATTGTCGATTGTGCGAGCTTTGAAATGGCAAATAAGCGCCTTTTAAGTGAGTGCGGCGATGATGTCCAAAATGGCCATGACTTCTGGCTAACCCGTAATGGCCACGGCGCCGGCTTTTGGGATCGCGGCTATGGTAAAGCCGGCGAGCTCGTATCCGACAAAGCCCGAGCCTTTAAGGAAGTATCTGTCTATCTCGGCGACGACGGCAAAATTTACCTATCTTAAAAAACACGTTAACAAAATAAGGAATTTCTAACATGACAAAATGCAAATGCGACGGCTGCGGATGGCAAGGCGACGAATCCGAAGTGGAAGACATCGACTTGAATGAATGGGCCTCATATAGCGACTTCGACGCCATCACCTGCTTGCCTGTAGGGGAGTGCGCCTGCGGCGCCCCTGTCTACACGCTAGCAGCGGATAAGGCTTGGGCTCTCGCCAAAGCCGCGCCCGAGTTGCTCGAAGAACTTAAAAAGCTCGCCCTTACCTACGTGCATTTTAGGCAAGAGCATGAACCTGGTTTCAAGCCTTTCATTCATTCTCGAAGCCTTAAACGGATAAACGCCCTTATAAGCCGTATAGAGGGGTTAGAATGACCTTCCTCGCTCTCGACACCGCCCAGGCTGCCTATACAGGCACCTGGACCCTCTACAATCGCGCCGAGGGCCTATCGTTCACCTTCTACGATCCGGACGCCCTAAACCGCTTCACGGCCTTCTGGTATAAAAACCCGATCGCCGCCATGTTCGCCTATAAACTCAACGAAAGGAAAAACCATGTCTAAGCTCAACTCGCCCCCTCCCGGAACTTGCGCCCTCGCCGGCCTTTTCGTTTCGATCGTCTGCGCCATGGTTTTCGGCTACGGCCTCGCTCTGGTCGCCCACAAGCCCGACTTCAAACCTTACGCGCTTGTAATACAGGATGATTGCTACATCGACGACGACCAAATCATCCCCGCGGCCGATGTCCTACCCCTTATAGAAACACCCCAGGAGCAAAACTAAAAATGATCCATTTAATCATCGCCTACATTCTATTTCTAATTTTGAGCGCCCTAATCGCGCGCCCCACGTCCTAACCAGGTCCGCCGGAGGCGTTACGAGCAGATAAACCAAAATCATCTGCTCGTAAAAATCGGCTGAAATCCGCTGATAAATGACCTTACGAGCAGATACGAGCAGATAAAACCCTATTGTTACAATATAAGGCCAAAAAAAAAGATTCTGTTTTTCCCCTGTTATTGGAAGAATTTATGTGCTCGTATCTGCTCGTATTGGTGTAAACCATTAAATTCATTAGAAAATCAACGAGCAGATAAACCCTTTTTATCTGCTCGTTATCTGCTCGTATCTGCTCGTAAAAGTTAATGGCCCGAATCGGGCCATTTATAATACGAAACACTAAAACTGTATCGAAAAGGTCAAACGGCTTTCGCCCATCCCCTGACATTGTGCAACCCTTTTTCGGCCCGCTCATAACCCAAACGTTTCATACAACGTGCGAGAACCCGTCCATCCGCGCTTGTCATCCGCCCTTTGATATCGATGGCCTGCGACAATATCGCGTGCGACGGCAAGAACACCCGCCCGTCCGGCAACTTCTCGCCTATGACTTCCGAATAATCGGAAAGCCATCTGCGAATACTATCCTCCCACGGATGCCCCGCGATAAAGGCATTGCTCTCCGCTTTTCCCAAACGCTCGGCCTCCTGCCACGCGACCCCGCCAGCCTTCCAGCGCGCCGCGCCTTCGGCCCATAACTGCTCCCGATCGCGCTCTATGAGGTCCACGCGCAAATCCTCCTCACGCCGCCCCGCGCGCAGACCCACATTGAATGGCAACCAGCGCCGCCCAGGTTTGGACAAAAACTCCTCGTCGTTGGCCGTACCGAACAAAATAACGCGCCTTGGGAAATCCGAGCTGAATTCCTTAAACTTCGGTATCCACTTCTCATATCGACGCACGACGAAAGCATATATGCTCTCTTCGTCCCGCGTGCCCAATCCGCGCAGTTCCGAAACCTCGGCCACGAGCACGCCCCGCATCTTTCTGGCCAGATCATCGTCCTCCTCATCGAAAGACACCTCGCACGCGTACTGAGGGCCCGGCACGAGGGCCCTAATCGCGCTGCTCTTACCCGTGCCCTCTTCACCCACAAGTATAGGCATCATGTCCGCCTGACAGCCTGGTGAGAGCACACGCCCCGCAAGAGCCGTCCAGATATATTCCGAGACCGCGACCGAATAAGCGCCGCTCGCCGCTCCGAGATACCCTTCCAAGAAGCCCGAGACGCGCGGCACGCCATCCCATTGCAAGCCCGACAACCAGAGCTTGGCGGAGTCGAACGCATTGCGCGCGGCTTGGTCGGCAATACACTCACGCAGATCTTGTCGGCTTACGGGTTTGAACCCTCTACCTCTGTTCTCAAGCGCGCATTTAATACGGTTATAGTGGACGTCCTTGAAATGCTGCCATTGGCCTGCGCAACCCGCTTTGGCGAACATAAGCTCGTCCTTGAACTCATCGAACCCGAGGATGAGGCCCGTCTCGGTCGGCGCGGCAAGCGCGAGCATGATGTTATCTGTCGTGGCAAGCGGCCGTCCGGACTTCTCCCGCTCGTAATTGGGCTTGGCAGGCCCCTCGGTCAGAGGATCTTTATCAACGCCGCCCACAACCGGCACGCTTAAATCCTGAAAGTCGCGATCGGAGACACCCGTCCAGCCGCCATCCCTAGCCCATTTACGCAAAGACCCGAGACCGATCGCCGGAGCATCCGCGCCACGCTTGGCCATAGACCCCCACTTCGACGCACACGCCCCGGCGACGTATTCCGCCCCGCGCGCCGACCACTCGTCCCACAAGCTCAAACCCTCGGACCCGCCGCCAGTGGCCTCGTTGAGCGCGAAGCCAACTTTGAGCCAATGGTCATATGAGTAATCTGTAATATGCTCCAGCATCGTCTGAATTTCACCGAGCTGCTCGTCCCGCTCTATGGCGAGGTCGGACACACCGCCAAGCACCCGCACCACCTGTGCAGGACGCTCCACAACCGGCACATCCCCCGACACCTTCCAGTCCCACCCCTGCGCCTCGCAGACTCCGACAACCCACTCCAGAGGAGCCGGTCTGAGCGTGCCATTGATGAAGTCGGGCTCTAAAGGACGAGACACCCCGCCCAGCGGCAGCCACACCTGGTTGCCGTAAGCGCCGACACCCACTTCGCTCTGCTTGGGGAAGACCTCGACCTCGCCCTTATCGAGCCCGCCTGCGCCGCTCTTGAGCATGCACGCGGTCAACAGGTCCGACAAAGCGTTGCGCACGCTATAAGCATCCTGCGGCTCGTCCCACAGATACCACAGATGTATACCGTGGCCCGAGCTGCTGGACCATGCGTTGGCCTTGAGCCCAAGCTTCGACCCCGCCTTGATCAGACGCGAAGCGACCGAGGCGATATCCTCCCAGCTCCACGCCTTGTTGTGGTCGTCCAGATCGAGCACGGCAGCACGACACACAGACTCGCCCGGCTTGATCAGGTAGGCACCGCGGATCTTGGGCCCGCTGATATGGCCGACCAGACGCGCACGGGTCAGTGCGTCGTCCGAACGGTACATATCGCCGCCGATAACCTTGACCGCGCTGACATCGGTGCGCACGCGATCGACGATAGGTTGGAGCAGGGCGAGCAATTCTGTGTCGGACAAGGCGGGAACTCCGAGGGTAAGAGGGATGGCCGGCGATAGGTTTATTTTTTGGTGGTTTTATCCACGATCTTGAAAGGCAGTTGCTTGGCGACTTTCACGGCATCGACTTTACGCACGTAAGTTTCGGAGACGAACAGGATCTGCCCGTTCTTGCCAATCACTTCTGCCAGATAATGGACGTCCAGACCTTCACCGTCAGGTGCGGAATGGAAGCCTTCGAGAATCACTGTTTTGTTTTCGCGTTTAGCCATAGTTCTCTCCTTTTAAATAACGTCTCTTTTAACCTGCTCACGCCACATGGCATGGAGGATCGGGTGCGTCACATGGCCGCCCAGGGCGACCGATGCCAGCACGATATCGTGATGGGACGAGGGCGGCACGTAAGCCCTGCTTTTCCATTGGTGGAACGTGTCTTTAGGGATTTGCGCATGTTCGGCGGCGAGTTCGATATCGCGCCAGATGTCGATGGGTTCTTTTATCATGGTCTCTTATATACCTGACAACTTGTCAGCGTGCAAGTAAATATTTCTTAGCAATGCAAACAATTTTGTTGACAGCTTGTCAGAAGTGCTTTATAAAGAGCGCATAAGTTTTGAAAAACACACTACGCCTTAACCCATACCCCAAAGGAAACCTTATGTCACTAGAAGATAAAATCGTGAACCTCACCTCCGCCATCGAAGCCAACACAGCAGCCCTGCTCGGCCGCGCCTCTGCACCTGAAGCCTCCGCGCCGGCACCGGCCAAAGGTAAAGGCAAAGCCGCTAAGGAAGAAGCACCTGCACCCAAAGACGTGCCCGGCGTTTCCCGTGATGAGGTCTACTCGGCCGTCAACACGCTCGCAGGTCTCGATCGTGATGCAACGATCGCCACGCTGAAGAGCCTCGGCGTTGCCAAAGCGGGCGAGATCACGGACGAGAATCTGGCCAAAGCGCTGAGCGCGTTCACCGACGCGATCGCCAAAGCGCAGGAGCCTAAAGAAGCAAGCTTCGTGTAAGCCGGGTTTTTTGCATTTCCCGACCACGCACCATGCTGGCAGACCATGGACGCACGAAGCGTCTGCCGCCTTTTATCAAGAGAGGGAACCCGCATGATCGAAATCCATTTCAGACATAGAGAGAATTTCTTCGTCATCGAAGGCAAGCGCTGCTACATGCTGTGCTACCCGATGATGGGTGAATTCGACATCAAGAATATGAGGCCCGCCAATGTTTGAGGTTATTGTCGTGCTCCTTTTGGTCTTAATCCTGCTCGCGGTGATGGCAACGATATGATCGATTGGAGCCCGAGACAAAAAGGCGAGATATGGATGATGTACGCCGACATGATGAAGCCGGACGCGATAGCGGCCGAAGTTGCGCGGCGCGGATGGGCGATATGTTCCAAAGAGGACATAAGCCGCTTACTTCTCGCGATCGAGAAGGAGCGCAACGCCGTGGTCGAGGACGAGATAGCCAAAGCCGCCAAGAGACCCGGCGGTAAGGAGCGCATGCGCAGAACGGCGAAGCACGTACCCGATCGGCAGTATAAAGATCCGGAAGTTACCTACAACAAACTGGCCGAACAACGACGCCTGCAAGAAAAGAAGAGATACAGGAAGAATAACCCATGAATGTAACACCCCAAGACCACGCCGTATTCTCGGCCTCCGGCGCGCATCGCTGGATGCGCTGCATCGGCAGCCTTGCGATGGAGCAGGGTATGCCCGACTCTTCGAGCAAGTTCGCCGAGGAAGGCACGGCCGCGCACGAGATATTGGCCATGTCACTTAAAGCGGGCGTGAATGCCGATCATTTCCTAGGTTGGGAAGTCTATATACAAAAAGGTAAAGTCGCTAATGTAGCTCCTGTCCAAGACCAGGAGGTCGCTATTCCGAGCGGGGTTGTGACTGTCTACACCGTAGACCAGAACATGGTCGATCACGTCCAGACCTGCATCGACATCGTGATGGATCTGATGAAGATCGAAGGCGCGGTTATGTTCGTCGAGACCCGCGTGTTCTTCGGCCATGTGATCGGCATCGAGGGCCAGTTCGGCACATCTGATATCACCATCGTCATTCCGGGCGAGATCATCGTCGTCGACTTCAAATACGGCATGGGCGTCGAGGTCAGCGCTTACGAGAACGAGCAACTGAGTCTGTACGGCCTTGGCGCCCTGCGCTCTTATGAGTTTATCTACGACATCAAGACGGTCCGCATGATCATCGTCCAGCCGCGCATCGAGCATTTGAGCGAATGGTCGTGCAGCGTCGAGGATCTGCATGCTTTCGGCAGACGCGCCCGCGAGTGCGCGCAAAAGGCGAAGAAGTTACTGGACAAGGAAAACATCACGCTCGAAGAGCTACTGCCGTTCCTCAATCCCGGCATCAAGCAATGCAAATTCTGCAAGGCGAAGCACAAATGCCCCGCCCTCGCCAATTTCGCGACCAACGCAATCGCCGACGACTTCGTGGACCTGTCCGACACCGAGCAGGCCCTCTCGAAGCTGGATAACGGCATAAACCTGCTCGACAATATGAAGGACGCGCAAAGGCTCTCGACCTTGATGAAAGCGGCGCCGCTCGTGGAGTTGTGGATCAAGGCGGTGCGAGAGCAGGTCTACAAAGAGATGATGGGCGGCGTCGAGATACCCGGCTTTAAACTGGTCCGCGGCAAGAAGGGCAACCGCAAATGGAGCGATGAGGCGCGGGCCGAGGAGTTGTTACTGCCGATCCTGAAACACAACGCGTTCAAGCCGCAGGAATTGATCACGCCGGCCGAGGCCAAGAAGCGGGTCATCAAGAACGTGCCCGCACGTTGGCCTGCGATCGAGGCGGAGCTCGTTACGCAAACGATGGGTAAATTATCCGTGGCCGAAGCGAGTGACCCGAGACCATCCGAGACGCCGCAGGCTGATATTGAAGCAAGTTTTGAAAACCTAGAAACCGAAGGAGACTAAAATGGTTGATAACCAACACCAAAAAATTAAAGGCTACCGCGATCTCTCAGAAGCCGAGATTGCGTTGATCAACGAAGGCAAAGCGCTTTCGGAAACGGTCGGCGCGTTCATCGACAAACTTGAGAAAGCGGAATTCGCCGAGACGTCTGATCAGGAACCCGACCGTCGCTGGCTCTCTATCGCCCGCACAGATCTTCAAAAAGGCATGATGGCGTTGATCCGCTCGATTGCCAAACCAACCACGTTCTAACCAACCAAAAAGGAAACCAAATAATGAAACTTACCCTACAAGACGTCCGCCTCGCCTTCCCGAATATCTGGACGGCGAAACCCTTCCCCGGCCAAAAAAATGCCGTGGCGAAGTTCAACTGTTCGCTGTTGTTCCCACAAGATCACCCCGCGTTCAAAGCAACGATGGCGGCTATCGTCGAAGTTGCCAAAGAAGGCTGGCCAAAAGATTGGGAATCGCAACTTGCTAACATCAAAGGCAATTCCAACAAAATGTGCTTTGTGAACGGCGACACCAAATCCAAATTCGATGGCTTTGCGGGTAACTACGTCCTCTCGGCAGGCAACAAGATCCGCCCGACCGTTCTGGACAAGGACAAGTCACCGCTGGTCGAAGCGGATGGCAAGCCTTACGGCGGTTGCTACGTGAATGCCATCGTGGACATCTGGTGCCAGACCAAACAATATCCCGGCATCCGCGCAACCTTGATGGGCCTCCAATTCGTACGTGATGGCGATGCCTTCTCGGGCGGCGGCGTGGCCAGCGATGAAGACTTTGCAGACCTCTCGGACGGCGCGGATGCGCCCGACATCGGCGCTGCAACCGGAACAGGCGGCAGCTTCGTCTAATGTAGTGAGCTGCTACCGAGCGAGGCGGTCTTCCTTGCGGGTTCACCGCCTCGCTTTTTCTTTAAATTTTAAATAAGGAATCCATAATATGACCTCTGTTGACCGCGCTAGATTACTTCAGTTAAGAGCACAAAAATTAGACATCCCCTACCGCGTCCCGTTTTTCAGTGCTTCCCGTTTCGCTTTCAAAAGAGGTGAAATTTCCAGAGCCGATCTTTTGAAGACGCGCCGCGAAGAACAACGTGCTCGCAAAGGTTCGGCGAAATGAAAGAAGATGCCTGCGTCTACATTCAAAAATGGGTTTGGCGCCTGATCAGCACGAAGAACCCTGAGAAGTACAATAACGATCATCCCACCTACCAAGGCAAAAAAGTCGTTTTAACATAGGAGAAAGCCATGACCAAAGAAGGTTCAAATTCCGCTAAAGTATTGCTCGGCTTTGTCGAGCGCATCGAAAGACTTGAAGAAGACAAAAAAGGTATCGCATCCGATATCAAGGATCTCAAAGCCGAAGCGAAAAGTGTCGGCTTTGACATGCCCACGCTCAACGAGATGTTGAAGTTGCGCAAACTTGATAAGGAAAAGTTGCAGGAAAAAGAAGAGCTGCGCGATCAATACATCAACGCTCTCGACCTGATCTGACATGAGCAACGATAAACACGAGATCGGCTTCGACGATATAATCCCCGAGGCCGAAACAGTAGACGCTTGGCTCATCGAGATAGATGGCAAGCGCCACTGGATGCCCAAATCGCAATGCGATCTGGACGAGAAACGCAAAACCATAGAAGCGCCTGAATGGCTTCTGGAGAAGAAGGACTTACTGTGAGTATCACTCTCTCCCCTCAACAAATCATCGCCTTCGACCAGATCATGCGCTGGTTCGAAGACCCACGTGAAGGGCAGACATTCGCCCTTGCCGGTTATGCAGGGACGGGTAAGTCCACGCTCGCCAAGATGATCGCGGCGGAGTGCGGGCGCACGATCTATCTGGCTTATACAGGTAAGGCCGCGAACGTGCTCAGGGAGAAGGGATGCGAAAACGTCTCAACCATCCACTCCGCGATCTACGACTTCATTGGCGAGGATGCGGATGGGCAGCCTACCTTCGATCAGGGCATGGATGTCGATCTCCACCGCGCCGATCTGGTCATCGTCGATGAGTACTCGATGCTCCCCGCCGAGCTGATCAACGATCTCGAAGCCAGTGGCGCGCGGAAGATCCTCTATCTGGGCGACCCGTTCCAAATCCCGCCGGTGAACGGCGAGTGCCCGATCGAAGCCAATTACTTCCTGACCGAGATCCACCGGCAGGCGCTGGACAGCCCGATCCTGCGCGCCGCTAACAAAGTGCGCATGGGCGAGAGCCTGAGCTTTTGCGATGAGGGCGCGTTCAAGTACCTGCCGAAGAACAAGACCAACCGCCAGATGTATCTCGACGCCGATCAGGTGATCTGTGGCCGCAACATCACGCGCCAGTCTTATAACAAGACGTTCCGCAAGTTCCTCGGCTTCGAGGGCGACATGCCGCGCGCAGGTGAGAAACTGATCTGCCTCAAGAACAACAAGAAGGTCGGCGTGTTCAACGGCATGATCGACACGGCTGTATCGGACGCCCGCCCCGGCGTCGGTGCTATCTACCATCTCGACATCGGCGGCTTTAGATCCTTGACCGTCTGGAATGGCGATGTCAAAGGCGAGAAAGCACCGCCCGGTTTGCCATATCCGTGGAACCGGTTCGACTATGGTTACGTCATCACGGCGCATAAGAGCCAAGGGAGCGAGTTTAACAATGTGTTGATTTTAGATGAACCGGTTGGATCGACTGACGAAGAACGTCGTCGTTGGAGATATACCGCGATCACGAGAAGCGCGAAGAATTGCATATTGGTACAGCCGTGAGTGAAGAAATTGATAGATTTATGTTACATTTAGGCCGTAGCGAGGAAGTTTTGAGAAATTATCCAGACAATCATTTTGATTCTGTCGTCTGCGATCCTCCTTATCATCTAATCAGCATCGTGAAGCGGTTCGGAAAACCTGGTTCTGCTCCCGTCAAACTAAAAAAATTAGACGGGCAAGGCGGCTCGCCGTATGCGCGCGGTGCTAAAGGGTTCATGGGTAAAGAATGGGACGGCGGCGATATCGCTTTTCAGCCCGAGTTTTGGTCAGAAGTTCTGCGCGTGCTTAAACCCGGCGGGCATCTTATTGCGTTCTCCGGTTCCCGCACTTATCACCGCATGGCCTGCGGGATTGAGGACGCAGGGTTTGAAATCCGCGACCAAATTATGTGGCTGTATGGTAGCGGTTTTCCGAAGTCACATAACGTAGGCGACGGATGGGGTAGTGCCCTGAAACCCGCGCATGAGCCTATAGTTCTTGCGCGCAAGCCTTTGACCGGAACGATAGCCGGTAACGTGCAGGAATGGGGAACTGGGGCGATCAATATTGATGGGTGCAGGGTTGGGTTATCCGAAGGGGATGATCCAAGACTAGGTGGAAAGGGCGCGTGGAAAACTGATAAGGCCGCGCAAAATGTGTACGAAGGTGGGTACGCAGGTGTGGACATCGGTTCATCGCCTTTAGGCCGCTGGCCTGCCAATGTCGTCCATGATGGGCTTGAGGAAGAATGGGCGAGATTCTTCTATTGCGCCAAGGCAAGCAAGGCTGATCGCGGCTCTGATAACACTCACCCGACGGTCAAGCCGACTGACCTGATGCGCTATCTGTGCCGCCTTGTAACGCCGCCCGGTGGCCTCATACTCGATCCGTTCATGGGGTCAGGTTCAACAGGAAAAGCGGCGATGTTGGAGGGCTTCCGATTTGTCGGCATTGATGTGACGGAAGAATACATAGATGTGGCACGCGCGAGAATTCAAGCGGCTAAAAACATATCGACTACGAGGCATTCAGACCTGATATGAAAAAAATCTTCCTAGACAGTGAAACCTTCAGCGCCACACCCATCCGCGACGGCACCTACGCCTACGCGGCCGATGCGGAAGTGATGCTCGTCGCCTACGCCTACGAGAACGATCCTTTCAAGGTCGTGGATCTGACGGCAGGCGAGACGCTCCCACAGTATCTGGTCGAGGATCTGACCGACCCTGATTACCTCAAAGTCATTCAAAACTCGATGTTTGACCGCAACGTGCTTTCTAAAGGTATGGGCATCGTGATCCCGCCGGAGCAGATCTTCGACACGATGGTCTGCGCGCTGGCCCACTCCCTGCCGGGAGCCCTTGGCATGCTCTGCGAGGTTCTGGGCGTGTCGGCGGACGACGCGAAGGACAAGCGCGGTAAGGATTTGATACACTTATTTTGTAAACCCCGGCCTAAAAACCAAGAGGTAAGGAGATTTACCCGTGAAACGCACCCCAAAGAATGGCAAGAATTCAAAGACTACGCAGGCTCCGACATCAGAGCCATGCGTTCAATCTATAACAAAATCCCGACTTGGAATTACCGTGACCGCGAGTTGGGACTCTGGCGGCTGGACCAGCGAATCAATGATAGAGGTTTCTGTGTTGATCGACACCTGGCTGTGGAAGCTATTGAGGCAGTTGCCAAAGCGCAAGGAGAGCTTGCCGGTAGTGTTTCAGGACTTACGTTCGGAACCGTCGAGAGAGCTACTCAACGTGACCGACTGCTAAAACATATTCTCGAAGCCTACGGCGTGGATTTGCCAGATATGCAAAAATCGACACTGGAAAGACGTATGAACGACGAGAGCCTGCCGCGCGAAGTGCGCGAGCTTATCGCCATCCGTCTCGAAGCCTCGATGGCATCGACCTCGAAATATAAGGCTTTGCTAAAATCCGTCTCGGACGATGGGCGCCTGCGCGGCACCTTGCAGTTTTGCGGTGCATCAAGAACGGGCCGCTGGTCGGGCCGCACGTTCCAACCGCAAAATCTGTTCCGCCCGACGATGAAGAACGAAGACATCGAGGACGGCATCAAGATCATCAAGGACGGCAACGCCGATCTGATCCTGCCGAACGTCATGGAGGTCGCCGCCAACGCGGTGCGCGGGTGCATCATCGCCCCGCCGGGTAAGAAACTGGTCGTATCGGACTTGTCCAACATCGAGGGGCGGTTCGCGGCTTGGATCGCAGGGGAAGAGTGGAAGCTGCAAGCTTTCAGGGATTACGACGCGGGGACGGGGCCTGATCTGTATAAAGCCGCGTATGCTAAGGCTTTTAATGTTTCTGTAGAAGAAGCTGTCGGCCAAAAACGTCAGATCGGGAAAGTTATGGAATTAATGCTACAGTTTCAGGGGGGAGTAGGGGCCTTTTTAACAGGCGCAGCTTCTTACAAAATTGATCTGGATGATCTGGCTCGAATCGCGTTGCCGACTATACCTGTCGACATCAAGGAAGAAGCCTTGCAGTTTTATGACTGGTTGATCAAACATAACCGATCAACTTATGGTTTGGAACGTAGCACGTTCGTCGTCTGCGATTCATTGAAACGCATGTGGCGCCGCGCGCACCCGAAGATAGAAGCGACTTGGGGTAATTTGAACAAAGCCTATAGAGACGCGATTTATTCGCCGGGTGTTCCGTTCAAAGTCGGCGAGCACATCACTGTTCAACGGGACGGAGTGTGGCTTCGTGTAAGATTGCCGTCAGGGCGATACCTTTGCTATGCGAACCCGAAAGAGAACAGCAAGAACGAACTAACTTATATGGGTATCAATCCTTACAGCCGCCAATGGACGCGCCGGAAGACCTACGGCGGCGATATTTTTGAATCTATTTGCCAAGGCGGATCACGTGATGTGATGGCGAACAATATGCCGCTGATCGAAGCGAATAATTTTGCTACCGTTTTAACAATCCACGATGAAATTATTGCGGAAGCGCCAGATAACGACGATTTCACGCACGAACAATTTTCTAAACTTCTAGCGACCAATCCAGTTTGGGCGCAGACTTTACCTTTATCCGCAGGAGGCTTCAGTGCATATAGATACCGTAAAGAGTGAGGAAATTTGGAAGCCAATAAAAGGATGGGAAACTCTGTATGAAGTTTCCGATCAAGGACGCATACGATCTTTCGATAAATATGTAACCTGCCGAGGCGGAGGTAAAGCAATCCGTAGGGGTCGTATTTTAGTGCCTGTTGTTAAGTGTGGTAGATACCATGCAGTAACCTTAGCTGACGGAGAACTTCGTATTCAAATTTCTATACATGATTTAGTTCTTTTAAACTTTGTCGGCGAAAAACCAGAAGGCTTTCAATCTTGTCACAATAACGGAAACAAAGCAGATAATAGTTTAAAAAACCTAAGATACGACACGGCGTTCAATAACAACCAAGATAAATTTCTACACGGCACTGTTGCTAAAGGCATCCGCAACGGAAACGCCAAGTTGTCAGAAGCCGATGTACTCGAAATAAGGAAAAAGAAGGGGTTTAGAGGCGTAGACTTAGCCGACCAGTACGGTGTATCGCCTACGCAGATATGGTCTGTTCAAACACGTAAAACTTGGAAACATTTATAGGAGAATAAAATGCCCGCACTATTTTTAATGGTCGTCACCGAAGAAGACAAAGACGGCGAAGAGCAAATCGTCATGTCCATGAAGCAATACGATCAGGAATTCGCCGAGAAGATCGTCAAAAAATATCTGAAGCCACACCAGACGGGCTACGTTTACCATCAAGTGGCGATGTATGGTGGGGAAGATCCTGCGCAAACGAAATTCGACATCGAATGATCCGTGAACGGGATGTCGAAGCATACCTCAAAAAACGCGTCGAAGAGAAAGGCGTCAAAATCCGCAAAGCCCGTTGGATCGGGCGCCGTGGTGCTCCCGATAGGCGTATTCTTGGCCACTGCTGGGTCGAGGTCAAAGCGCCTGATGGTCGTCTCGATGGCCATCAGATCCGGGAAATCGCTGACATGCGCCTTGCGGGCGAAATTGTTGAAGTCGTTTACAGCTTCCACGATGTGGACTGCTTAGTGGAA